GCGGACTGTAAAAGCGTCCTGAGGGCTATCTAAAATTATCGGAGAAACATAGATTTTCATGGAAGGAGTGATAGTTATAAGGCCCCGGTCGAAGGCTTTATCATAAAAAGTATTGAGGCAAATCCCGTTGTCGGGGCTGACCCGGTCCGCCTCGCTTCGGCATTGCGAGTACGGTTTTATATGACTTGCAACGAGCATTTGCGGCAGCGCGCAGCCGGATATAAAGCACCGGTCGTCGTAAGCCGCAAGCACCGCCTGCTTGAAGAAGTGTCGTTCCCGCGATACTCTTCCGTGATTCGTCAGAGACGAAAGCGGCTTTGCCCCCTGCAAAGGTGAAGAGTCAAAGATAGCGAGACCGGTCAAGGTCTCCGCCTCAAGACTCAGAGAGCCCCAGTCGTGCTTGAACTCCTCGTAAATCATTCGGTCTGCCTTCGCTACGTTCTTGAGTCCTGAGGAAACCTTCGGGTCTATGTATCGAAAGTTCCTCATGCGCATTACGATAGAAGCGACTGAGTGAGGAATAATCTCGGCGACCTGCTGAATGACTTTGTTACTGGGATTGATTTTTCCGAGAGGAGTCACACAGTAAAGGGCATAGGCGATAATTATGTCCTCTCTGCTCCACGCGTTCATTGATTCTGCTCCTCGTCTAAGCGAATAGCTGTCATAAGCAGCTCCATACGCCGCTTGACATCGAGCCCGGAGAAAATACGCAGAAGCTCCGCTTCCTCTTTGGAGCGCTGCTGCTCTAAGTGAATCTCACCGGAGTTCTGGCCTATGACGCCGTTATTGGTCCCCACCGTTCCGACGTTTACGCTGTTATCGGTCCACCCCATCAGGTAGTCGACCGACGTTCCGAGAGCATTCGAGAGCTTCTGCATTTTATCGGTACGAAGTGTTTTGATGTAGCCCGTTTCCCATTTGCGGACCGTGCTCGCGCCGACACCGACCATATCGCCGAGCTCCTGCAGAGTGTACCCTTTCTCTGTTCTGAGATAATGTATTCTATCGCCTAAAGTCATTAAGACCGCCTCCCTTGAAAAAGTTTACTCTTATTATAACACGCATTTGTCTTAAAGTGAATGCTTTTGCTTAAAATTCACAAAAATTTTCCAAAAGGCTATTTACAAATCCAAAAGGACACGGTATAATAAATTTGTCCTTTGGGACAACCGGTAGTGCCTACGAGGAAAAATCTCAAGGAAAGGAGACAGTATATCGTATGGTTGAAACTCGAATGTTGAGGGCCCACATGACCCTGAAAGGCGTTACTACGAAGGACCTTGCGGACGCGCAGGGCTGGAGTATGAGCACAGCCTACCGTAAGATTACGGGCAAAGTTGCCTTCACGGTACCTGAAGTGCAGCTCTGTAAGGAGCTCCTTGAGTTGGACGCTCCTACGACGAACGCAATTTTTTTTGCGGCTGATTTGTCCTAAAAGACAAAAATGCGGCCGACGCTCGCCGAAACCGCTCTTGCAAGAGAGAATCTTATGCTTGACCGACTAAGCGCTGCGGTCAACGCGTTTTACGAAAATCCACAAAATATGCAAGCCTATTTGGCTTGGAAGAAAAACAAGGAGGCAAAACAAAATGAAAATCACCGTAACAATGGAACTGACTCAGGAAAACCTGAGCAAGCTGAAAGCCCTGCTCCCTGATACTGAGATTCCCGGTCAGGTAAGTATGTTCGATTCCCCTTCGGAAAAGCCCGTCGAGGCTCCTAAAACCGAAGCACCTGCTTCTAAGGATGAGGCTCCGAAGGCTGAGGACAAGCCTATCACGAAGACCGACATTCGCGCCGTAGCCCTGAAGCTCTCCAAAGCCGGCAAGCAGAAAGAGCTTGCTGACATCTTCGCGAAGTTCGGTTGCAAGAAGCTCTCCGACTTCGACAGTCGCACGGAAGACTATCCGGCGCTTATGAAAGAGCTGGTGAGCGTCAATGGCTAAGCACGCACTACTTTCCGCAAGCGGTGCTCACCGCTGGCTCGAGTGCACGCCGAGCGCGCTGCTTGAGCTTCAATTTCCGCAGACTACGAGCGAGTACGCCGAAGAGGGTACCGCGGCTCACGAGCTCTGCGAGCTGACCGCCCGCTACTTTCTCGGTGAGGTCTCTGAGATGGACTTTGAGAATCGCCGTGACGAATTGGCAAAAGGCCCTTACTACAACGCTGAAATGCAGGAATGCGCAAATGACTACGCAAGATTTGTTGCTGAAAAGACCAAAGCCGCGCAGGAGTCTTGCGAGGACGCATTTACCGAGCTTGAGGTGAGAGTCGACTTCTCGAAGTACGTCAAGGACGGCTTCGGTACCGGCGACTGTATCATCGTCGCTGACAAGGTCCTCGAAATCGTGGACTTTAAGTACGGCAAGGGCGTCCGCGTCGAGGCGACTGGTAACCCGCAGATGAAGCTCTACGCCCTCGGCGCGCTTCTCAAGTACAACACGCTTTTCGACATCGACTCCATTCGCATGACGATTTTCCAGCCTCGTCTCTCCGGCGTTCAGAGCTCCGATGAAATCACCGTCAAGGAGCTGCTTGAGTGGGCTGAGAAGTATGTCAAGCCACGCGCTAAGCTGGCCTATAAGGGCGAAGGCGAGTTCGCGCCGTCCGAAGAGGTCTGCAAGTTCTGCCGGGCGAAAGCTCAGTGCAAAGCGAGAGCCGACAAGAATCTCAAGCTCTTTGACGAGGTTCCGGACGCTATGCTTCTGACTCCTGAAGAGGCGGGTGCGATTCTTGAAAAGGCTGCGGACATTCAGGCATGGCTCGCAGACCTTGAGGGTCTTGTGTCCTCTACTCTGCTCAGCGGTCAGCCTGTTACCGGCTGGAAGATGGTCGAGGGCCGCAGCAATCGCAAGTTTGCGGACGAGCTGAAAGTCGTGGAGGCTATGAAGTCCGCCGGCTACGACGAGAGTCTGCTCTACGAGCGCAAGCTGATTACCCTGACTCAGATGGAGAAGGACTTCGGTAAGAAGGCCGTGGCGGAAACGCTCGGCGAGCTTATCGTCAAGCCTCAGGGTAAGCCTACTCTGGCTCCTGCGAAGGACAAGCGTCCTGAGTTCAAGCCTGAGGAACAGCTTCTCGCTGAGTTCGATAAGTAAGGAGGTCTCGTTATGACGGAAGCGGCAAGACGCAGAACGCGGGCGAGAATCCGCCTTATCAAAATCCAGTGGCTCCTCATTCTAGCGCTCATTGTCGCCTTGATTATCTCGTTCGTTACGAGACCGAGCGCTTCCGTTCCTGATGAGCCTGAGACTTCGCCTGTCCGGGTAGAAGCCCCTGAGCCGATTACCGAGACCGCCGCGCCGGAGCCTGAGCTTATCGAGCTCGGCGAGTTCAAGACTACCGCTTATTGCACTTGCGTTAAGTGCTGCGGTATCTGGAGCGCGGAACATCCTTCTCGGGTCGGTACCGATTACGTGCAGCGAACAAAGAGCGGCACGATTCCGACCGCAGACCGCACGGTCTCGGTCGACCCCGATGTGATACCTCTCGGAACGGTCCTCATTATCGACGGCCACGAGTACATAGCCGAAGATACGGGAAGCGCCGTTAAGGGAAACGTTATCGACATCTATTTTGACTCACATGAGCTCGCCGTCGAGTACGGCGTTCAGATGAAAACTATTTATATTAAAGGAGATTGATACTATGTCTACTCAAATCACTACTGGTAAGGTCCGTTTTTCCTACTGCAACCTCTTCACCCCTCGCGCCGTTCAGGAAGGCGCTACGCCGAAGTACAGCGTTACCCTCTTGATTCCGAAGAGCGACAAGGCCACCATGCAGAAAATCAAGGCCGCTATGGACGAGGCTAAGCAGAAGTTCATGGCAAGCAACAGCGGCAAGAAGCTGCCTACCAACCTCAAGAGCACGCTGCACGACGGCGACGGTGAGCGCCCGAACGGCGGCGAGTTCGGCGAAGAGTGCAAGGGCTGCTACGTTATCACCGTCAGCTCCAACAACAAGCCTGTTCTCGTCCACGCGGACAAGACCCCGCTGACTGACCCTCAGGAGCTCTACTCTGGCTGCTACGGCCGCGCAATCATCAACTTCTACGTGTATGACACGCAGGGCAACAAGGGTATCTCTGCTGGCCTCAACGGTATCATGAAGCTCTACGACGGCGAGCCTCTGGGCGGCGGCGTTGTTACGGATTCCGATTGGGACGACGGCTGGGAAGACGAGGACGACAACGACGACCTCCTCGGTTAAGCGTATGCTCCGGCGCGTTCGTCTCGGATTTGCTGAGGCGAACGCCGCCCGGAGGAAGGAGGCAATATGAGAACATTAGCAATCGATATAGAGACTTACAGCTCGGTCTCTCTGCAAAAGTGCGGCGTCTACGCCTATGCCCAGAGCCCCGATTTTGAGATTCTCCTCTTCGGGTACGCTTGGGACGACGGCCCGGTCGAGGTTATCGACATTGCCAGAGGCGAGAGCCTGCCTGAGGAGCTCCAGAACGCTCTGTATGACCCCGAAATCCTGAAGACAGCATTCAATGCGTCTTTTGAACGGACTTGTCTGAGCGCGTTTATGGGCCGTGTGACACCGCCCGAACAATGGAGCTGCACCGCAGTCATGGCCCGAGAGCTGGGTCTGCCCGGTAGCTTGGAGGCTGTCGGCGAAGTCATCGGACTTCCCGAAGACAAGCAGAAGTCTAAGACCGGCCGGGCGCTTATCCGTTACTTCTCGATACCTTGCAAGCCTACGAAGACGAACGGCAACCGGACTCGCAACCTTCCTGAGCACGACCCTGACCGTTGGGCTATCTACGTTGAGTACAACCGTCAGGACGTCGTTTCGGAGCGGGCTATCCGGCAGAAGCTCTCTCGCTTCCCGGTGTACGAGAAAGAACAACTTCTCTGGATTCACGACCAGCATATCAACGACCGAGGCGTCGGCGTGGACCTTAACCTCGCGGAGCACGCGGTCGAGATTGACGCCATTATCAAGGCGAGACTTCTCGAGCAGGCTAAGGAACTCACGGGCCTTGAAAATCCGAAGAGTACCGCGCAGCTCAAGAGCTGGATTGAGGACACCGCCGGCATTGAGGTTGAGAGCCTCAACAAGAAGAGTATCGCTGGCGTAAGAGCTGACGCCGACTGCGACGCAGTGGACCGCATGCTCGACATCAGAGCCGGTCTTGCAAAGACCTCAACTGAAAAATACAATGCCATGCTCCGAACGGCTTGCCCGGACGGACGCATTCGGGGTCTGACCCAGTTCTACGGCGCGGCGCGTACCGGTCGATGGGCCGGCCGCCTCGTGCAAATGCAGAACTTACCGCAGAACAAAATGCCGGACCGTGACCTCGATACCGCGAGACAGCTTGTCGAGGCTGGAGACCTTGAGACCCTTGAAATGCTCTTCGACGACATTTCCGGGACTCTCTCACAGCTTATCCGCACGGCTTTTATCCCGAGACCCGGTTATCGCTTCATCGTGTCTGACTTCTCCGCTATTGAGGCCCGCGTTATAGCGTGGCTCGCAAGCGAAGAGTGGCGCATGGAGGTTTTCAAGACCCACGGCAAAATCTACGAGGCTTCTGCCGAGCAGATGTTCCACCTTCCGAAGGGCTCCGTCAAGAAGGGTGACCCTATGCGGCAGAAAGGGAAAATCGCTGAGCTCGCGCTCGGCTACGGCGGCAGTGTCGGCGCTCTGAAATCTATGGGCGCTCTCGAGATGGGGCTTGAAGAGTCTGAACTGAAACCGCTCGTCAATAGCTGGCGTGCCGCAAATCCGGCTATCACTAAACTGTGGTGGGACACGGACGCCGCTGCACGTAGGACCATTCAGACGAAAGCGCCTACTAAACTACCTTTCGGCATGGGCTTCTACAAGCAAGGACCTCTTCTCAAGCTGCGACTTCCGAACGGCCGCGAGCTGAGCTACGTAAAACCCAGAATCGACGACGACAGTATCACCTATGAGGGTACAATTCAGTCCTCGGGCGGCTGGGGTCGTATTGAGTCCTATGGCCCGAAACTCGTGGAGAACATTGTTCAGGCTACGGCCCGGGACTGCCTTGCAGTTGCCATTGACCGCTTAGAGCGAGCCGGTTTTCCGGTCGTGTTCCATGTTCACGACGAAGTTATCTGCGAGGTACCTATCGGCGTAAGCTCTGCCGAGGAAATCAGCAAAATCATGTCGGAGCCCATCGAGTGGGCGGCTGGCTTACCGCTCAAGGCTGACGCCTATGAGTGCGAATACTATAGAAAGGACTAACCGCTATGAAGATAGATGTATTTAATAAGGTCGTCAAAGAGCAACTTCTTGTCTGCGAGCACCTGCTTACCGGCAAGGGCCACGAGTATGCGCCTGACGCCGTAGACGAGAGCAATATTGACCGCCTCGCGCACTTCAAGAAGGCTGCCGCGATTATCGACGGCACTCCGAAAGAGGCTCTGCTTGGTATGCTGACAAAGCACCTCGTCTCTATCTCGGATATGTGTACCGACGGTCGCAGCTACTCTCTGGACCGCTGGACAGAGAAAATCACGGACAGCATTAACTACCTGCTACTGCTCAAGGCTTTAGTCGAAGAGGAGGCGAACGGCAATGGATAAAATCAAAGTCGCGGTCCTCAATCCGACCGCAATCAGCGAGGCTGAGAAGATGATGGTTTGCGCCGCGCGCTTGACGCAGCGCGGGCATACGGTCAAAGACCTCTCCGACTTCCTCGCTCTCTATGATAAAGAGTACACCGAGAAAACGGCTAAGGTTATGACCCGGCTTCCGCACCCCACGATTCAGAAGTTCGCGGTCATCAACGCCGTAATTGTCGGAGCGTCAAGGAGATTCCTCGCCCAGATTACGAGGCACCAGAACGAGGTCAAGTTTATGTCCGCGTCGCTGCAGTACAGCGACTACTCGAACGAGGCCGACTTCGTTGTTCCTTACGAACTGCTTGACAGTCAAATGCGTTTCTCCTACCTCTCCCAATGTCAGGACGCTATGCGGAAGTACAAGCTCCTCGTCGAGTACGGCGTGGACAATGACTCCGCTGGCTATCTGGCGCCGCAGGGTCTGAGAAACGTTCTGATTATCAGCGCGACACCTTATCAGTGGAAGCACATGATAAGCCAGAGAACTTGTCGGCGCAATACCGCCGAGACCCGTTACGTTATGCTCCGCCTTTGGGAAGAGCTTTACGAATTGGCTCCGGCTCTCTTCTCTCCTGAGACGACCGGCCCCTTCTGCATGAAGGGCAAGTGCCTCGAAGGCAAGATGGCTTGCGGTGCTCCGCTGGCGTCCGACCTTACACCGCACGATATTCTCGAGCGGGATTTTCCGCTCTGTATGGAGGTGCGAGATGAAGATTAAGCTGATTGACTTCAACGGTCCCGCTCCTGTACGGGCGCATGATAACGATGCTGGCGCGGATGTGTTCAGCCCCAGAGACCAGACCATCTATCCGGGGCAGGTCTATAAGTTGCCTCTCGGCTTCGGTCTGGAACTGCCTGACGGCTATGTGGGGTACATATTTCCTCGCAGCAGCCTGAGCGCTCGCGGTATCGTGTGCGAGCTTCCACCCATCGACTCCGGCTATCGCGGAGAGGTCCACGCTATCGTCTCGAATGTCGGGGGCGACGGCTACGACATCAAGAAGGGCGACCGTATCGGCCAGCTCGTGATTATGCCGGTCATTATCCCTGAGTTCACCTACGACGAGGGCGCTGCTCGAGGGTCTGGGGCCTTCGGCAGCAGCGGAAGATAGTCGTGCGGGTAAAAAAGGCGGGCGGTAAAGTTTACGGCGCTGACTTTACCGCCGCCGAGCGCAAGGCTATGAATCTCGAAATCCAGAGACAGCTTGCAGAGTACAGCCGTAAACACGCGAACGAAATCGACGCCATTATACTTTGGCAGTTACACGCGCAGTACGGCTTCGGCGAGAAGCGTCTGAGGCGGTTTTACGACCGTTTCAAAGCTGAGTATTTCGACCTTATTAAAAGGTATGAAATGGACGAGGACGACAATATCTGGCTCAACACCTACAAGCTGAAGGAAATCGGCGTCGACATCGAATCTTGGAATCGGGACGGTGAGACTGAATGAGAATAGACAAAGACAACTACTATCTGAATATCGCAAAAGCCGTCGCGGCCCGTTCTACCTGCCTTCGCAGGCAGTATGGGGCCGTGATTGTCGCAGACGACGAAATCATCGCGACCGGCTACAACGGTGCGCCGAGAGGTGAGGCCAACTGCTGCGACGTCGGGAAGTGCTATTGCCGAGAGCATTCCACTCCTATCGACGAGCACGCGGCTCGTCACGGGGACCAGTACGGAACCTGCGTCGCCGTTCACGCCGAGCAGAATGCGATTATCAGTGCGCCGAGGCGGTCAATGCGGGGTGCTACCCTTTACCTTGCATGCCTCGATGAAACCATTGACCCCGCTCCGTGTAATATCTGCGACCGCATGATTAAGAACGCGGGTATCACGAGAGTAGTAACGAGAGCCGGTACTTTTTAATGCCGACTCTTCAATACGACGGCTTGATAACGATTGCGACGGGTAGCTCGCGGCGTTCGGCAAGCTGGAAAACTAAAGAAATGCTCTGGTCTGAGTTCGTTGATAAGCTCGGCCGTGTGACCCGGACGCAGGAGACCCAGCAAGAGTACTTCCGTATGCCGAAGGAAGAGCGCGACAACGCGAAGGACGTCGGCGGCTTTGTCGGCGGCACCTTAAAGGGCGGCCGCCGTAAAATCGATGCCGTACTGCAGCGCCGGCTTATCACCCTCGACATGGACTCTATCACGGCTGGCGAAGACCCGTGGCCTACAGTCGAGCTGATTCTGGGCTGCGCTGCGGTGCTCTATAGCACGCACAGTCATACGGCGAAAGCTCCGAGGCTTCGTCTTGTGCTTCCTCTCTCGAGACCGGTGTCTCCTGAGGAGTACGAGGCTATCGCCCGCAGGATTGCAGGCGACATCGGTATTGACATGTGCGACGATACCACCTATGAGCCTCATCGGCTCATGTACTGGGCGAGTGCTTCCTCTGATGGCGAGTTCCGCTATGAGGTGCAGGACGGTCCGTGGCTGGACGCTGACGAGCAGCTCGCGAGGTACGCAGACTGGAAAGACCCGACTCAGTGGCCCGTATCGAGCAGGAAGTCCGGCACGATTCGGCGTCTCGCTGACAAGCAGGGAGACCCGACCGCGAAAGACGGTATCGTCGGTGCGTTCTGCCGCACTTACTCCGTAGAGGACGCAATCGAGGCCTTCCTGCCTGACGTCTACATCAAGGGTGAAAACGGCCGCTACACCTATAAGGGCGGCTCGACTTCTGGCGGTCTCGTTATCTATGAGGACGGCCGCTTTGCGTACAGCCACCACAGTACAGACCCGACTTGCGGCAAACTCTGCAATGCGTTCGACCTCGTTCGCATTCACATGTTCGGTAAGGACGACGAAGGGAAACCCGCGAACACCGCGGCGAATAACCTTCCCTCCTATAAGAATATGTGCAAGTGGATTGAGACCAACTGCGAGAGCGTTATGAAGGAGCTGCAAAGCAAGCAGCTCGACTATATCGTCCAGCTCTTCGGCGAGGGCGACGAGGCTCCTGATATGAACTGGGTCTCACAGCTTGAGGTAAACCCGAAGACCGGACACGCGGCGACTACGGTCGAGAATATCCGTATCATCGTAAAGAATGACCCTCGCTTTAAGGGTACCTTCTACTGGGACGAGTTTATGGAGCGGCCTATGGTCTGCGGGGACCTGCCTTGGAGAAAAGCCGACGCAAAGCCCCGCTCGTGGGATGACACCGACGACGCCGGCGTTCACAACGTCCTTGAGAAGGACTACAAAATCGACTCCATGCCGAAGACTCGGGAAGGCGTCGACCTTGCGCTCGCCGACATCACGAGGCACCCGGTACGCGAGTACCTGCGGAGCCTTATCTGGGACGGCGAGAAACGCTGCGAGACGCTCTTCATCGACTACCTCGGTGCCGAGGACTCCCGGTACACGAGAACGGTAACCCGCAAGGCGCTTATCGGTGCTGCCGCGAGAATCTTATCTCCGGGCTGCAAGCACGACCACATGCTCGTTCTTATCGGCCCGCAGGGCTGCCGCAAGAGCACGACCTTGAAGAAGCTCGGTAAAGAGTGGTTTTCGGACTCGCTCTATACCATGTCCGGCAAGGACGCCTATGAGCAGCTTCAGGGCTTTTGGATTATCGAGCTCTCCGAAATGGCCGCGACCCGCAAAGCCGAGGTCGAACAGATTAAGCAGTTCGTCTCCAAACAGGAGGACAACTACCGCGCGGCATACGCTCGCCGTACGCAATGTCACCCGAGGCAATGCGCCTTCTTCGGTACCACGAATGACGAGGAATTCCTGAGAGACCCTACCGGCGCCCGCCGTTTCTGGCCGGTCGTCGTTACCGACGCAGGTAAGACCCTCGGGGACAAGCTGACCGCTTCTATCGTAGACCAGATATGGGCCGAGGTCGTGACCTACTACGAGGCCGGCGAGACTTGGTACCTTGACGGCGCGGTCGAAGAAATGGCCCGCAAGGTGCAGGCCGACCACACCGAGGCGAACGGCAAGCTCGGCCTTATCGAGAACTTCCTTGAAGTCCTGCTGCCCGAGGGCTGGGACGATTGGGACCTCGAAAAGCGTCTCATGTTCTGGAGCGGAGGCTTCGGCGAGGAGCGTAGCGGTACCGTACCGAGAACAAAGGTCTGCGCGCTTGAGGTCTGGCAGGAGCTTTTCAAGGGCGACCCGAAGAGCTACTCGCAGACGCAGGCCCGCGAGATTATCGGGCTCCTGCGCATGATTCCGGGCTGGCGGTTGTCCACCTCCGTCAACTGCGGAGCAATTTACGGCAGGCAGAGGGGCTTCGTGAAAGAGGTCTGAGGTAGCAAAGGTAGCACTTGAAAGGCCAACTTTTTTCGTTAGAGGGTAGGTCGTACAAGCGCACTTGCAACAAAGGTAGCACTTTGAGAACTACTTGCAACAAAGTGCTACCTACTCTGCTACCTCGAAAAAGCCTTATATATCAATGCTTTTGGCTACTTGGTAGTACTGGTAGTCGAAAAATCTTAAAAACATTTTTTGAAAAAGTAAAGGGACAGTCGACGCAATTCCGTCGCCCCCTCGCATTACATGTATATATAGGGAATCTTTGTTACACGCGCTACTCGACTACCTAAAGGAGGGATTTTATGTATGAAAGCACTTTTGAGCGAAAGCTCTGTGAGTATATCAAGTCCCTCGGCGGTAAAGCGTATAAGTGGGTGTCCCCGGGAGCTCCGGGGGTGCCTGACCGAATCGCGATATTGCCGGGGGGACGAATAATTTTTATAGAGGTCAAGCGGCCGGGGCTGAGTGACGGTTTGAGTATCCGGCAGAAAAAGGTCATCGCGACATTAGAGGGACTCGGCTGCACCGTTTGGCGTATCTCCGATATGGAGGATTTGAAAGCGAGGCTAAAAGCCGATGGAATATAAACCTTACTATTATCAGGACTTCGCGGAGAAGTTCATTCTCGATAACCCCGAGGCGGGGCTCTTACTGGATATGGGCATGGGAAAAACGGTAACGAGCCTGAGCGCGGCGGACAAGCTCCTGAACGACTACTTTGCTGTGAGCAAGGTCCTTGTTATCGCTCCGCTGAAACCGGCAAAGGAGACGTGGCCACCCGAAGTCAAGAAGTGGGACCACCTGAAACACCTGAAGCTCTCGCTGATTCTTGGGTCGAAGTCCGAGCGTATCGCAGCTTGCGAGCGGGAGGCAGATATTTATATCGTCAATCGCGAGAATGTCGTCTGGCTTGTGGACTACTTCAAAAGCAAGTGGCCTTTCGATATGGTTATCATCGACGAGCTGTCGAGCTTTAAGTCCAGCAAGGCGCAGCGCTTCCGGGCTCTGAAAAAGGTCCGGAAGTATATCAAGCGGATTGTCGGTCTTACCGGCACGCCGTCGCCGAATGGACTGCTTGACCTATGGCCGGAAATGTACCTGCTTGACGAGGGCAAGGCTCTCGGCAAAACCCTGACGGGGTACCGCGATACTTACTTCGTCCCGGATAAGCGGAACGCCACGACCATTTTCTCATGGAAACCGAAAGACGGCGCGGAGGACCTTATCTATGAGAGAATCGGTAAGCTCTGTATCAGTATGAACGCGGCGGACTACCTACAGCTACCGGACAGGCTTTTTCTCCGTCGTGAGTTCGAGCTTACCCCGGAGGCGATGGAGCTTTATAAGACTCTTGAGCGGGACACTCTTCTTCCGTTTGCTGACGGCGACATAGACGCGCCGACCGCTGCGGTCTTGACGAATAAGCTCTTGCAGGCTGCGGGAGGTGCGGCTTACGATGAGAATGGCAATGTCAAGGTCCTGCATGACTGCAAGCTCGAGGCGTTAGACCAGCTTATCGAAGAAGCGAACGGCCAACCCGTTCTGGTGTTTTACGCCTTTCGGCATGAGCGCGACAGAATTATGGAGCGGTACCCGGAAGCGGTAGACATTAAAGACGATGGCGCGGTCGTTCGCTGGAACGAGGGCAAGATTCCGATTATGCTCGCTCACCCTGCGAGCGCGGGGCATGGCCTGAACTTGCAGGCAGGAGGTCATATCGCGATATGGTACGGGCTTCCTACCAGTCTTGAGCTTTACCAGCAGGCAAACAAGCGCTTGCACCGTCCGGGACAAAAGAAAACGGTCCTGATTCACCATATCCTGATGAAGGACACCTACGACTACCGCGTCTTAGACGACATACTTGCACCGAAGGAGGTAAGGCAGAACGCTTGCCTCGAGGCTTTGAAAGCCAGAATCAAGGAGGTATCAAAATGACAATACAGGAAGCGAAGGACTTCCTCAACAGAGGATATAGGTCCAGAGAAAGAATAAAGGTTAAGGAGGAACGTATCGACGAGTGGATTCGCAGAGTTGAGTCTATCACGGCTGAGATTAAGCCGGTCGCCTCGTTCTCTTCTACCCCGTCGAAGAAGGTCGAGGATGCTGCTTGCGCTATCGTCGATTTGCAGTCGGAAATCAAAGCGGAAATCTACGAGCTTGCGGCCATCGAGCTGGAAATCGGGAGAGCTATCAATCAGGCGGTTATCGACCCGACCCTTAACGCTCTGTTAGAGATGAGGTATCTTAAGTACCTCAAATGGGAGGAAATCGCGGTACGGCTTGACATCACTTTCCGTTGGACTATGACTCTTCATAAAAAAGCTCTCATAATTTTTACCGAAAGCGCGTTAATTCACGCCGAACATGCGATATAATATATGATGAAAAAGTCGGATGAAGAGTCCGGCTTTTTCTGCGTTATCGGACTTCCGGTATCGCGGGCGGAGCACTGCGCGGGCCTCCGGTGCAGTGCTCCGTCTATTATTATGAATGGAGGTTAGCAACAACTAACGAGGGAGGGACGAACGTGGCTAAGCTGACCGATAAGCAACGGAAAAAGATTATAGCTGAATCGGTGAACGGCTCGAGCATTCGGGCGCTGGCCGCGAAATACGGCGTCTCTACGACTACGATTCAGCGTGTTTTGAAAAGCGACACAACGCTAACGCAAAAGGTCGCACAAAAAAAGGCTGAGAATACGGCAAGCATTCTGGCCTTTATGGATTCTAAGAAAAATGACGTCTGCGGACTGATTGATAAGCTGCTTGCGGCTATGGGAGATGAAGACAAGCTCGCCGCCGCGACGGTCAATCAGCTTGCTACTGCCATGGGTATCGTCATTGACAAATACACAGCTAACGAGGCGATTAAGTCGTCCGACGCGAAAGAGACCAACTTCTTCGAGGCGATTCGCGCTGCTGGAAAGGAGGTTGACCTGAGTGCAATACCAGAGCTTCAGTCCTCGGCAGAACGCGACCCTCTTTTGGTGGACGAAACCGGAACACCAGAATAGAGACGGCCTTATCTGCGACGGGTCAATCCGTTCCGGCAAGACGGTCTCAATGGCTATCGGCTTTATCATGTGGAGCATGGCGAGTTTCGATAAACAGAACTTCGCTATCTGCGGCCGCACGATTGAAGCGCTCCGGCGTAATGTTATCGTACATATTCCCACATGGCTTGAGGGTATGTTCGAGGTTACTGAGCGCCGCAGCGAGAATAAAATGGTCGTCACTATCGGCAATCGCTCTAATACCTACTACCTCTTCGGAGGCCGGGACGAATCCAGCTACACCCTTATTCAGGGCATTACTCTGGCAGGAGTCCTCTTCGATGAGGTCGCCCTTATGCCCCGCTCCTTTGTAGAGCAGGCTATGGCGCGTTGTTCGGTCTCCGGGTCGAAGTTCTGGTTTAACTGCAACCCCGAGTCTCCGGGCCACTGGTTTTATAAAGAGTGGATTCGTAAAGCGGCGGAGCGCAATATGCTCTATCTGCATTTTACGATGGACGACAACCTCAGCCTTGACGAGAAAATCAAAGCCCGATACGAGGGTATGTACTCCGGCGTGTTCTACGACCGGTATATCCGCGGTCTCTGGACCGTCGCAGAGGGCTTGATATATACAATGTTTAATAGGGACTATCACGTAGTCCCTTCCGTGCCTCGCGATTACGAGGAATACCTTATCTCTTGTGACTACGGTACCTTAAACCCGACTTCGGCCGGGCTCTGGGGTCTTTGTGAGGGAAAATGGTATCGCGTTCGAGAGTATTACTACGACGGACGCAAGGAACGGTATCAGCGAACGGACGAGGAGCACTATGCGGCTATTGAAGAGCTTGCGAGAGACCTCTCGATTCGGAAAATCATCGTTGACCCGTCCGCAGCCTCGTTTATCGAGGTCATACGCCGGCATGACCGCTTCATGGTCGAGCAGGCAAGCAACCGAGTCCTTGACGGTATTCGTGACGTTGCTACCCGGCTGAATGCCGGCGACATTTTCTTTTGCGACTGCTGCACGGACTGTATAAGAGAGTTCGGTTTATATCGGTGGGACGAAAAAGCCGCCGAAGACCGGCCGCTAAAAACCGACGACCACGCTATGGACGATACGAGATATTTCGTCCGCGCTGCGTTCCAGCCGTCGAGATTCAGTTTTTAAGGAGGTGCGATAAATGCCCTTATTCAAGAAGCCTATCGAGCAGGAGTTTTTCAGTCTGCGCCTCCGCGCCGGCAGGCCTATGACCGAGCTTGAGTTCTACGCGAAAGAGCTTACCGACTGGGAGACCTCTCCCGAGCGGCGCGAGATGATTGACGGCGACCGGTATTATACCGGGGACCATGACATTCTCAAACGCCAGCGCACGGCTATCGGCCCTGACGGTAAGCTGATTGTGATTGAGAATCTCCCGAACAACCGCATTGTGGATAACCAGTACGCAAAACACGTCGACCAGAAGGCAAACTACCTTCTCGGTCAGCCTATTTCCTTTTCCTGCGAGAACGACGATTATGCGGCCGAGGTCAAAAAGGTACTCGGCATGCGGTTTATGCGTACTCTCAAGAGTGCGGGCGTCGAGTGCCTTAACGCAGGTATCTCGTGGCTTTATCCCTACTACAATAAAAACGGCGAGCTCGCGTTCCGGGTATTTCCCGGCTATGAGATTATGCCGTTCTGGGCGGACGCAGCTCACACCGAGCTTGATTCTGCTCTTCGCCTTTACCCGGTCGAGGTCTACTACGGTACTGAGAAGAAAATCGTCAAGAAGGTCGACCTCTTCACGCTGGAAGGCGTTACGACCTACATTTTCGAGAACGGCGTACTCACGCCGGACACCGAGAAGCAGGCCTACGTTAAGGTGAAAGACAGCAAGGGCAACGAGCAGCCTCTGAACTGGGAGCGCTTCCCCCTTATCCCTATTAAGTACAACCCGAAGGAAGTCCCTCTCATTCGCCGCGGTCGCTCCTTGCAGGACGCCATCAACCTCTTGCAATCCGACTTCGTGAACAACATGGAGGAAGACGTTCGCAATACCGTTCTTGTCCTCAAGAACTACGACGGACAGGACCTCGGGGAGTTCCGGCGTAACCTGACGACCTACGGCGCTATCAAGGTCCGCACGGTCGAAGGCACGGACGGCGGCGTGGACAGCCTTGAAATCTCGGTAAACTCCGAGAACTATAAGACCGTCCTCGAGCTTCTGAAAAAGGCTCTCATTGAAAACCTCCGCAGCTATGACGCGAAGGACGACCGTCTCTCCGGTACGCCTAACCAGATGAACATTCAGAGCATGTATTGCGACATCGACCTCGACGCGAACGCAATGGAGACCGAGCTGCAAGCCGCTTTTGAAGAGATTCTCTGGTTTGTCAATACCTACCTCGCCAACACCGGCAAAGGCTCGTATGAGAGCGAAGATATTACGGTTATCTTCAACCGCGATATTCTTATCAACGAGTCTGAGGCTATCGATAATTGCTCTAAGTCCGTCGGCATTATTTCCGACGAGACCATCGTCGCTATGCACCCGTGGGTCGACGACCCTGCGGCCGAGCTTGAACGGCTCGAAAAGCAGAAAGAGGAAGCGGACCCCTACCGAGCAGCTTTTGAGCAGGCGCAGGCTTTGCGTAACCCCGAAGGCGGTGACCCGGTAAATGAGGAATGATAAGTACTGGGCCAACCGAATGCGGATTCTCGAGGAATCCTTGCTTGATAAGGGGTACGACTACGTTAAAAACCTCGAGCGGCAATATGCGACCGCTATTCAGGATATAGAATCGCAAATCGCGAGATGGTATCAGCGGTTTGCGGCCGAAAACGGCATAACGCTCGCCGAGGCGAATAAGCTGCTTACCACGCAGGAGCTTGACGAGTTCCGGTGGACCGTTGAAGAGTATATAAAACACGGTCAGGAGAACGCAGTCTCTCAGGCGTGGCTCAAGCAGCTTAAGAATGCTTCTGCCCGCGTCCACGTGTCAAGGCTTGACAGCTTGAAGCTCCATCTACAGGAGCAAGCCGAGGCCTTACACGGGGCGCAGACGGAGGCCCTTAATTCGTCCCTGAGCGAGGTTTACCAGCGAGGCTATTATCATACCGCCTTTGAGCTCCAAAAGGGCGTAGGAGTCGGCTGGACGCTCCACGGGCTGACCGATGAAGCTATCAGCAAAGTACTCTCGCGGCCGTGGACCTTAGACAGTCAGACCTTCAGCGATAGAATCTGGGCGAACAAGCAGGCGCTTGTCAACAGCGTCAACACGCAGCTTACCCAGATGATAATGCGAGGTGCAGCTCCGGATAAAGCTATCAAGGCCATTTCCGACCGTTTTCAGGTCTCTAAGTCGCAGGCCGGGCGTCTGGTTATGACCGAGAGCGCTGCCTTCGCGAACGAGGCCCGCAAGGACTGCTTCAAAGACCTCGGCGTCGAGAAGTACGTTATTGTAGAGGCCCTTGACAACGAAACTTGCAGCCTCTGCGCGCAGCTCGACGGCAAGGTCTATCCTATGAGTGAATACCAAGTCGGCGTTACCGCGCCGCCTTTTCATCCGTGGTGCCGTGGCACGACAGCCCCCTACTACGAGGATATGCAGGGCCTCGGAGACCGCTTCGCAAGAGACGTAAAGACCGGCGAGAGCTTCGATATTCCGAAGGATATGACATATAAGGACTGGAAAGCGAGACAAGACGCCGCCTATGGCGCTGGTACCGTAGAAAAGTTCAAAAATATGTGGTATAATGAATCTGCTGACAAAAAGCAGTATGAGAACTACAAAGCTCGACTCGGTGCAGATGCGCCTAAGAGCTTTGCGGCTTTTCAGCAGTTAAAGTATAATTCTGAGGACTACAAGGACCTTACAGGCTACTACCGATACAAGGGCGCGAATCCTACAAGCGATAAGCGCTTTTGGACTGCGCATAAAGCGGTCAAAGCTCTCCACGACGAGGGCAAAGTCCGAACAACCGGAACTCTGGTCGCCCCGCCTCTGGGTCGAGTCGCTATTAAGGCGAACGAGCACGCAGAAAAACGGTTTGCTTCTCGCGGTATAACCTTAGAATGGACTCAGAATATTATTGATAACGCAGACTTCGCGCTCAAACAGCGCAAGGGCACGCAATACGCCTTCTACACAAGCGAGGGCTTTGCGGTCCTTGATAATAACGGCGAGATTGGTACCGCCGGTCAACTGGACGAACGCGGCAAGCTGCTATATGACGAGGTGATGAAACATGTCCGAGCAAAATAAGGTCAAGTGTCCTTTATTGAATAAGGAAATTGACTGGGGCTATTGCTGGGAGCTTTGCAATATCGCTACCGACGATATTCTTCTTGATGGCGATACCGTTTCTGACTGGGATAAGGCTCTCGAGGTATGTAAGAAGTGCGGTCGATATTCAGGCGAGTCAGAAAGCTCCTGATTTGAGTCCGATTTTTTCAGAGGGTAAATCTAAGGGTCCCTCAGTTAAAACGCGATACGGGAGACCGTGGAGCCCCACAGAAGCAATAGTTGATTAGAGCGTCCCTGCTTTTTAGCAGGAGGCGCTTTTTTCATACAAAAATTACCGCCTTACGCGGCGGACAACAAATAGCGTACCCGCAATACCGGGACTGGCCGGATAAAAAGGACAGCGGGAGACAGGAGGACAAAATGTTGGACTGGCTGAAAACTATTTTGGGAGAAGCGTACTCCGAGGAGATTGATAAGAAGGTCTCTGAGGAAATCGGCAAGAACTTCGTGGCGCGTGCAGACTTCAACACTCTGAACACCGAGAAGAAAGCTCTCGCCGATACCGTAAAGGAGCGCGACAAGCAGCTTGAGACCCTCAAGGCCTCTACCGGCGACGTCGAGGCGCTCAAGACGCAAATCGCTACTCTCCAGACTGAGAACACTGCAGCGACGAAGGCCCACGAGGCAGAAATCAAGCGCCTCAAAATCGATACCGCCGTTGAGCTGGCTCTGTCTGCTGCCAAAGCGAAGAACGTAAAGGCCGTGAAGGCGCTGCTCGACCTTGATAAGGCTGAGCTCGACGCGGACGGCACCGTTAAGGGTCTGGCCGACCAGATTAAGAAGCTGGCCGAGGCACCCGACAGTGGCTTTATGTTCGACACTACGAAACCGAAGAATGACTTTAAGGGCTTCAAGCCCGGCGAGAGCGGAGACCCGGCACCTTCCGGCGATAAAAAGCCGGAGACTATGACCTACGACGAGCTCTGCGCATACCTCGCTGAAAATCCTGACGCAAAACTTTAATATGAAAGGACGATTTTACTATGGCAAACAGCAAGTTTGATTCTAAGAGCTTCAATGCTGAGGCGTTCAAGTACATGGTGGACCGTGTTCCTAACCTCAACCTGAACGAGCTCAAGAAGTCTCGTGCCCTTGCGGGCAACCCCGACATCCGCGGCGTGTTTACCGCCCAGAACGGTACCGCGTATGCTCGTCTGGCTATGCGCGGTCTGATTGACGGCGACGCCGTTAACTACGACGGCCAGACCGACATCACCGCAACCTCCACTAAGACCTTCGAGCAGGGCGTCGTTGTCATCGGCCGTGCGAAGGCTTGGACTGAGAGGGACTTTTCCTATGACATTACTGGCGGCGTTGACTTCATGGGCAACATCAGCCAGCAGGTGGCCGAGTACAAGGACCATCTGGACCAGAACACGATTCTCGCTATTCTCGCCGGCATTTTCGCTATGACCGACACGAAGAGCAAGGAGTTCGTCACTAAGCACACTCTCGACGTGACCGGCGTCGGTACTGGCGTTATGGCGGCTTCTACTTTGAACTCCGCAGCGAACAAGGCTTGCGGCGCGAACAAGAAGAAGTTCAAGCTCGTGTTCATGCACTCTGACGTTTCTACCGGTCTTGAGAATCTCAACCTGATTGAGCGTCTCAAGTATACCGATAAGGACGGCATTACCCGCGACCTCGAGCTCGGCACGTGGAACGGTAAGCTCGTTGTCGTTGATGACGACATGCCGGCTTCTGATGGCTACTTCGACGCCGACGCCAACACTGACGGCGCATTGAAGATTGTCGCTTCCGGTACTCCTGCCGCAGGTGAGATTCTTCTGTCTAAGGTAACTCCGTACTTCGGCAGCAAGACTCTGGCTGCGAACGACTACGTTGTTGCCGGCACTCAGTATACGACCTATGTTCTCGGCGAAGGCGCTATCTCCTACGAGGACATCGGCGCGAAGGTGCCTTATGAGATGAGCCGCGACCCGAAGACCAACGGCGGTGAGGACACTCTGTACACTCGTCAGCGCAAGGTCTTCGCTCCTTACGGTATCTCTTATGAGAAGGCTTCTCAGACTTCTCTGTCTCCTACCGATACCGAGCTCAAGAACGGCGCGAACTGGGCATTGGTGCATTCCGGTGAGACTACCGCGTCTCAGCGTTCCTACATCAACCACAAGGCCATTCCTATCGCGCGTATCTTCTCCAGAGGTTAAGGCCTATGGAGATACTCGCGGCAGTAACCGCCCGACTGTCGGCCCTCGGTTATACCGTGACCGAGACCGACAGCGCGGCGCTTGATTACAATATTAAGAAAGCCGAGACGACCCTAAAGGTACGAACGAATCAGCTCGAAGTGCCCGAGGGTCTTTTCTATGTCTGGGCGGATATGGCTGCGGGCATGTTCCTCACAGACAAGAAGGCTTCCGGCGCGCTCTCCGAGGTCTACGACTTCGACGCGCCGGCTAAGAGCATTTCTGAAGGCGACACCTCCGTCACCTTCGCGATTGCAGATACCGGCTCTTTCGAGGACCAGTTCGACGCAATGCTCGCGAAGATGGTAAACCCCGACGCAGAGCTTATCGCAGCGTTCAGGAGGTTGGTATGGTGAAAAGCTATCAGGACGCTCTACGGAGGCTCTGGGACGGCCTCTGTGACGTTTATGTCCTCGAGACAGCGGTAAATAAGGCAAACGGCCGGGACGAGCCCACGGAGGTCCAGAAGCTCCATGGGGAGCCCTGCCGTTTGTCCTTCTCAAGTATCTCAAGCACGACCGAGCAGGACAGCGCACCGCTGATTCAGCAGTCGGTCAAGCTCTTTATCTCGAAGACTGCGGAAATCCCGGCAGGCTCTAAGATAGTCGTAACGCAGGAAGGCCGGACTACCGCTTATGCGAGGTCCGGCGAGCCTGCGGTCTATAGCTGTCATCAGGAGATACCGCTCGTCCCGTTCAAGGAGTACGCCTAATGTCCCGCTGGGGACGCTGCGACTTCTCTCAGTTCAGGGAGTTCGCGAAAGGCTTTGAAAAGCTGAGCGACTCTGAGATAGACGACCTCTGCGTGGCTTGCAGCAAAGAGCTCGCCGCAAGGCTTCTGGCTCTCGTTATTCCGGCTACCCCGGTCGGCAAGTACCCGAAAGGCTCCGGCAAGAAAGGCGGTACCCTCCGCCGAGGCTGGGGCGCTAAGAACGGCAAAGCGGGGCGCGAGTATGCGCAATCCCTGACCGTAACAAAGTCCGGGAATACGTATATGGTCGAAATCATAAATCCGGTCGAGTACGCCTCGTATGTTGAGTTCGGTCACCGTACCGTAAGCGGCGGCTGGGTCGAGGGCCGGTACATGCTGACTATCTCCGAGGAAAAGCTGAAACGAATCGCTCCGTCTGTGCTTGAGAAGATGGTGCTCCGAAAGCTGAAGGAGGTCTGCAATGGCGGAAATTAGTACAAACATTATCTTAGACGGAATCACGCTGGCCTTGCGGTCCGCTTTTCCCGGCAGTCATATCGAATCAAACGCAGTAAAGCAGGGGCTTCGGCAACCTGCTTTTATTGTGCTTTTGGTTAACGCCGAGGTCACGGACTACCCGACCCAGCGCAAGAAACGTCTTCCTCGTTTCGATGTTCTCTATTTTCCAAAGGCTGGACGCGAGGACTGCTACGGCGTAGCAGATACCCTCACCGAGGTGCTTGACGTGATTGACCTGCCCGGTGGCGATAAGCTGCGCGGTACGGATATAAGTTTTCAGGTGACGGACGGAGTGCTTCACTTCCTCGTCTCCTATAACCACTTCACGTATAAGACGGCTGAGGAGGTCAAGATGGGAACTCTTAAAATTGAACAAGGAGGAAACTGATATGGCGAAAGCTACTGCGGCGGCAAAGCCCGCCGCTCCTACTCACTCCAAAGAGCAGCTTTTGAGGTCTCAGCGCTACGCTAAGCGCCGTGACCTTCTGGGCGCGCTTTTGGAGGACGGTAAGTGGTACACCCTCGAAGAGGTTGATACCGCTATCGAAAACTTTATGAAAGGCAAGGTGAAATAATATGGCCCTTGGCGGTGGAATCTGGGCAGTACAGAACAAGGTACTCCCCGGCACGTATATCAACTTTTCCAGCGTGGCTAAGGCGTCCGCTACTCTCTCCGACAGAGGTTATGCGGCCATGCCTCTTATGCTGGACTGGGGTCCCGACAGTACGGTCTTTACCGTGACGAGCGGCGACTTCCAGAAGAACAGCCTCAAGATTTTCGGTCATGCGTACACCGACGACGCTTTGCTGCCTCTGCGCGAGCTCTTCCAGTATACGCAGACCCTCTACGCCTATCGCCTGAACGGCGGAGGCGCTAAGGCCGCTTGCACTTACTGCACGGCGAAGTATTCCGGCGTTGCCGGCAACAAGCTCTATGTGGTTATCGCGGCGAACGCCGATAACTCCAGCCTCTTCGACGTCAGCCTCTACTACGATACGACTCTCCTCGATACGCAGACCGTGGCTGCGGCTACCGCGCTCAAGGATAACGACTTCGTAACGTGGAAGACTACCGCGTCTCTCGCCGCGACTGCAAAGACCCCGCTCACCGGTGGTACGAACGGTACGGCAAATGCTGCGGCTCATCAGGCGGCGCTCGATAAGTTTGAAAGCTACAGCTTCAATACTCTCGGCTGCCCGTCCGACGACTCGACCACTATCAAGCTGTATATCAACTACACAAAGCGCCTCCGCGACGAGGTCGGCGCGAAGTTCCAGACCGTTATTTTCAACCTCGATTCCAACGAGAAGCTCGCAGACTACGAGGGCGTTATCGAAATCGGCAGCAAGGTGACGGACTACGATTCCGGCATTTCCGGCCTCGGTCAGTATGGCCTCGTGTACTGGATGACCGGCGCGTCTGCGGGCTGCGCCGTAAACAAGTCCAACACGAACAAGAAGTATGACGGCGAGCTCACCGTCGACGTGGACAGAACGCAGGCCGAGCTCGAGGCGGCAATTAAGGCCGGCCGCTTGATGTTCCACAACGTCAACGGCGACGTTCGCATTCTCGAGGACATCGATTCCCTGATTACTGTCTCCGACACGAAGGGCGACGTCTTTAAGTCGAATCAGACTATTCGCGTCTGCGACCAGATTGCGAACGACACGGCGGTCCTCTTCAACACGCGCTACCTCGGCACCGTGCCGAACGATGCAGCGGGCAGAATCGCTCTCTGGAACGATATTTGTAAGCTCCATCAGGACCTCGAGTCTATTCGCGCTATCGAGGACTTCGACCCCGACAGCGTAACCGTGGAGCAGGGCGACACGAAGAAGGCTGTCCTTTGCACTGTGAAGGACCTGAACGTCGTGAACGCTATGGCTCAGCTCTATATGAGCGTTATCATCATGTAAGGAGGTTTGAATTATGGCTCAGTCTATTATGAACGCGCTTGACGCGATTGCGGGCTCTCAGGCTTCCGCGTATGTCACGATGGCCGACGGTAACAGATACTGCTTCATGCAGCTCTATTCCTTCGAGTCCAAAATGGACATCTCCGTAGCTGAGGTGCCTATCCTCGGCAAGTCCGGCAAGGGCAACAAGCCGACCGGCTGGTCCGGCACGTGGAGCGGCACCGCCCACTATAACCAGTCCGTTTTCCGCGAAATGCTCCTCGAGTATAAGCGTACCGGCTTTATGCCTACGTTCGATATTCAGGTCGCGAACGAAGACCCGACCGCTTCTGTCGGTCGTCAGACTATCATCTTGAAGAACTGCCTCACTAAGGGCGGCATTCTGGCGAAGTTTGACGCCGACGCCGAGACTCTCGACGAGGAACTCGAGGGCACCTTCGACGACTGGGAAATGCCCGAGACCTTTAGCTTGCTGAACGGCATGCAGTAAACCAACATAAAACAGGAGGTATTTTACTATGGCTAAGAATCTGACCGCGTTCCTTGCTCAGAACGCGAAGAAAATTGACAACGTTACCTTTATCGCTTCCGACCGTTTCGTCGACCCCGATACCGGCGAGGCTATGCCGTGGGAAATCTGCTGCATTACCGCAGCGGAGAACGCGGGCCTGAGAAAGGCCTGCATGCGTACTGTCCCGGTACCCGGTCGCAAGGGCCAGTTTACGCAGGACTTCGATGCGAACGCCTACCTTGCGAAGGTAGCTGTCCGCTGCACGGTGTTCCCGAATCTGAACGACGCCGAGCTCCAGCAGAGCTACGGCGTTATGGGCGCGGAGCAGCTTATCACCACTATGCTGACTCCCGCCGAGTTCGAGGACTACTCCACTAAGGTCCTGCAGGTCAACGGCTTCCAGTCTGGCGACGAAATGGTGGAAGAAGCAAAAAACTAATACTCGGAGACGACCCGGAGGCGAACTACGTCTATTACTGTCTCCACAAGTTCAAGTGGCCGCCGAATGTATTCCTTGACATGGACCCATATACGCAGGCGTTCATTATCGCCGCTATCGATATAAAGGTCGAGCAGGAGAAGAAAGAAGCGGCCAAAGCAAAACACGGGAAAAAGCACTGAGGTAAAGCCGGGTCAAGCCTCAGTGCTGGCTCCCGGAAAGGAGGAGGCCTATGGCCCTTATCAAGTCGCAGCTCGTACTTACGGACGGCATGACCGGCCCGCTCAAGAGTATCAATAAGGCGATGAACATTGTACTTAATAGCTTCGAGGCTATGCAGGACGCGTCCGGACGGGCTATCGACACCGCCTCCATTCAAGAGGCCCGTGAGGAGCTTGCCAGAGCAAGCGCCGCGCTGGACCAGTTGGAAGACTATACGAATAAATCGACCGACGCCTTCAGCCGACTCGCGAAAGCCATCGGGCTTGTGATGATTGCCCGCAAAGCGCTTGATACTATCAAGACCGGAATTGACTATGCCTCCGACCTTGCCGAAGTCCAGAACGTCGTCGACGTTACTTTCGGAAGCGCTACGGAGGCTATCAACTCGTGGTCGAAAGAGTGTCTTGCCGCCTACGGCATGAACGAGGTAAGCGCAAAGCGGTACGCCGGCACCATCGGCGCCATGCTCAAGTCTTCCGGTCTTGCGGGCGACGCTATCGTAGACATGTCGAAAGATATGGTCGGCCTTGCCGGCGATATGGCGTCGTTCTATAACCTTGACCTTGAGACTGCCTTCGAGAAAATCCGTTCCGGTATCTCCGGCGAGACGGAGCCCTTGAAGCAGCTCGGCATTAACATGTCTGTCGCCAACCTTGAGGCTTACGCCCTCTCGCAGGGTATCAAAACCTCTTACAATGAAATGTCTCAGGCTGAGCAGGTTATGCTCCGGTATAATTACCTTATGAGCACGACCGCCGACGCGCAAGGCGACTTTGCCCGCACGCAGGATAGCTACGCCAACCAGACCCGGCTTCTCTCCGAGAGCTGGCTCGAGTTTACCGGCGTTATGGCTGAGCAGCTTCTGCCGGTCCTTACGACCATCGTCTCGTGGCTGAATAATATCGTCGCCTTCCTCACGGAGAACGCAGATATGGTCAGCGCGGTACTCGTGGGGCTGGCTACTACGGTCGGCATTCTCGCCGTTGCGTGGGTCGTCCATGCCGCTGCCCAGTGGCTGGCTGTCGCGGCAAATCAGGCCCTTATTATTTCGCTCCTCTCGAATCCGATTCTCTGGATTGCCCTTATCATTGGCGTACTTGTCGCGGCGATGTATCGGTGGATTCAGTCTATCGGCGGCGTTAAAAATGCGTGGGAGATTTGCAAGCTTGCGCTTATCGTGGGCTGGAACGCGGTCAAGCTCGCGTTCTTTACTGGCGTCTACTGGGTCATTGACCTCGTAGACAAGCTCAAGCTCTGCTGGCAGAAAGCCGGTGTAGCAATCGCGAACTTCATGGGGGATATGAAGGTCTCTGTACTGACGATTCTCCAAAACATGATTAACGGCGCTATCGATATTATCAATAAGTTCATCGGGGTGCTGAATAAAATCCCCGGCGTGAGTATCGACGCTATCGAGCATGTGACCTTTGCAACGACTGCGGCCGCAGAAAACGAGGCCGCAAAGTCCGCTCGTGCGGCAGACCTTGCCGCGCATGAGAGCGAGCTCGCGAGTGCGAAAGCCGGAAGAGACGCGCATATCGACTCTCTGAAAGCTGAGCTCAATTCTTCTGTCGACGCTTTGCAAGCCGCTTATGCACAGGCAAAGGCCGACGCTGCAGCGGACAGCTCCGCGGAGCAGACCGCTCTCGACGGTATTGGCGCAGACACCGCCGGCATTAACGACAGCGCAGGAAGCGCAGCCGCGTCCTTGAAGGAAACGACCGAGGACCTGAAGTATATGAGAGACCTTGCGGAGCAGGAAGCAATCAACCGCTTCACGACCGCCGAGGTCAAAATCGATATGACCGGCATGACTAACCGCATTGATTCCGATATGGACCTTGACGGCGTGCTGAATACTCTGACCGAGGGCTTCGCGGAAGCGCTCGAGGTCGCTGCTGAGGGGGTGCATGAATAATGTATAGCTTTTACTTCGGAAGTCTGCTTTTACCGGTTACGCCGCAAAAGCTGACAACCAAAATCAAGGGGAACAACAAAACGCTTACCCTTGTCAATGAAGGCGATATAAACTTCCTGCGCTCTCCCGGCTTGACCGAAATCAGCTTTGACGTCGTTCTCCCTATGCTGGGGCAGTACTCTTTCGCGGGTACCTTCCGCAGACCTGACTACTACCTCGGCATTTTCGAGAACTACATGACAAGCAAGACTCCGTTCCGCTTTATCGTGAGCCGTGTGTCGCCCTCTGGGAGACTTCTGTTCGACACGAATATGAAAGTAAGCCTTGAGAGCTACAACATCACAGAGGACGCCACAAAAGGCCCGGACGTGACCGTTTCGGTAACGCTCAAGCAGTATATCGACTATGCGACGAAGACCGTCACGGTTACGAAACCGGCCGCGGCTGCGCGCAAGCCGACTATTAAGGAGGAGAAGAAGCGCGAGACTTCGAGCAAGCCTAAAACGAAATCCTATACCGTAAAGAAGGGCGATTGTCTCTGGAATATTGCAAAGAAGTATTACGGCAACGGAGCGCAGTACACAAAAATCTATAATGCAAATAAGGGCAAGATAAAGAATCCTAACCTTATTTACCCGGGGCAGGTGTTGACGATTCCATGAGTAAAGTAGATTTAATCATTCAGAGCGGCAGCACGATTCTCTACCCCATCGTTGAGGAAGGTATCAGCCTTTCGTGGGACCGCAAGGGCTCTCCCGGAAAGCTCAAGTTTTCCGTGGTAAAGGATTCTGTCTTGTCTTTTCAGGAAGGAGACGCCGTAAAGCTGTCCGTCGATGGGACGGATATGTTTTACGGCTTTGTCTTTACAAAGAGCCGCTCGGGACGCATGCCGAATGTTATCGAGGTTACCGCCTACGACCAGCTCCGCTACTTCAAGAATAAGGACACCTATGTCTACTCGAACAAGAAAGCGAGCGACGTTATCAAGATGATAGCCGAGGACTTCGGCCTCAGCGTGGGAGCGCTTGAGGACACGGGGTACGTTATCGCCTCGAGGACGGAGGACAACGCCACGCTCTTTGACATCGCCCAGAATGCGCTTGATGAAACACTGCGGGCGAAAACTAAGCTCTATGTGCTCTACGATAAAGTCGGCAAGCTGACGCTGCAGGACATTGAGAGCATGAAGCTGAATCTGCTTATCGACGCCGACACTATCGGCGAGTACTCCTATTCGAGTACCATCGACAAGCAGACCTACAACCAAATCAAGATTACATTTGAGAACAAGGATTCGGGCAAGCGCGAAATCTTCATTGCGAAAGACAGCTCGAACATCAACAAGTGGGGCCTTCTGCAATACACCGATACCGTCGAGCTCTCCGCAAGCGGCGCGGCAAAGGCAGAGGCTCTCCTAAAGCTCTACAACACAAAAACCCGCTCGCTCTCTATCTCCGACGCGCTCGGCGATACGAGAGTCCGGGCGGGCTCGTCCGTTATTGTTAAGCTGGGGCTTGGAGACATCAACGTCCAGAGCTACCTACTGGTCGAATCGGTGACGCACAAGTTCAAGCAAGAGCAACACCTGATGGACCTGAAATTGCGAGGTGGTACATTTGTCACTTGATATGAACGGCTTTTTAGAAAACGTAAAACGCGCCGCGCTGGAGGCGGTCAACGCCGCAAAGCCCTTCGCCTTCGTTCTCGGCAAGGTGACGAGCGTATCGCCGCTCAAGGTGCAGGTCGACCAAAAGCTCGAGCTCACCGCAGCGCAGCTTATCCTGACGAACGCGGTCCGGGACTATACCGTTTATATGACGGTAGACCATCAGACCGAAAATACCGCAGGCGGAAGCGGAGACGCTTCATTTGCGAGCCACAAGCATGCCTATAAGGGCAAGAAGGCCTTCAAGGTCCACCTCGGACTGAAAGCCGGCGAGCAGGTGCTGCTTCTCCGTACCGACGGCGGGCAGAAGTTTATTATCATAGACAGAGTGGAGGCGCCTACATGATACCGAAAGTAGACAATGACCTCCTGACGCTTGAGGTCGAGACTCAACCGAGTCTTACTTACGCTCTGGATATTGAGCATGGGCGCATTCGCGGCATGGTAGACGAGCTCGAGTCGCTAAGGCAGGCTATTTACCTGATTCTCAGCACGGAGCGATACGCCTATCTCATTTACTCGTGGAACTACGGCGTTGAGCTCGTCGAGCTTATCGGCCAGCCGAAAGAGTATGCGCTTCCAGAGATTAAGCGTTGCATTACAGAGGCTCTACTGCAGGACGACCGAATCACCGCAGTAGACGGCTTCGAGTTTGAGACCGGAAAGAAGACCGTGCACGTAACCTTTACCGTGCATAACATTTTCGGCGATTTGGAGGTGGAAACCGATGTATGAGGATAAAACCTATGAGGCGATTCTTCAAGAGAAGCTCGCCCGAGTAGCGTCGAGCCTCGACAAGCGCGAGGGCTCGATTATTTTCGACGCGCTTGCGCCGAACTCCCTTGAGAGCGCCATGATTTATGTGGCCCTCGATACCGTACTCAACGAGACCTTTGCCGACACCGCGAGCAGAGACTACCTTATCATGCGCTGCGCGGAGCGTGGTATCACGCCTCTGCCTGCAACCTGCGCCGTGGGTATCGGCGAGTTCAGTATGGATATTCCTATCGGCACTCGCTTCTCCTGCGATAAATACAACTGGACCGTGACCGAGAAAATCGAGTCTCTCAAGTATTACCTTACCTGCGAGACCGCCGGTGCGGACCCGAACGGCTACACCGGTCAGCTTATCCCTATCGAGTATATCGAGGGGCTTGCGACCGCGGAGCTGACGAGTATCGTTATCAACGGCGAAGACGAGGAAGCGACAGAGACCCTGAGACTGCGCTACCTCAACAGCTTTGAGAATCAGTCCTACGGCTTCAACCGCGGGCAGTATATCGAAGTTACCGAGGCTCTGCCCGGCGTCGGCGGGTGCAAGCCCTACCGTGCGTGGAAAGGTCCGGGAACGGTCAAGCTCGTTATCACGGGAAGCGATTACCAGCCGCCTTCCGATACCCTTATCAATACCGTGCAGACGGCTATCGACCCGACGCAGAACAGCGGCGACGGTATCGGCCTTGCCCCTATCGACCATGAGGTTACGGTCGTCGCCGCGGCGGGTACCACGGTCAATATCTCTACGACCTTGACTTTCGCCTCCGGCTGGAACTTGACTGAGTGTCTCCCGTACATTCAGAGTGCTCTCGACGCCTACTATCTCGAGCTCAACTCAACGTGGAGCAAAGAGGCAGGGCTGATTGTCCGTGTATCGCAAATCGAGTCGAGACTCCTCGCGCTCGCCGGTATCGTCGACATTTCCGGCACGACCCTGAACGGTCAGGCGGGAAATCTCACGCTCGATAAGGACGCGGTCGCCGTGAGGGGGTCGTTCACAAATGCGTAACTTCAACAACATCAGGACTATCGACCTCAAAGAGTATCTTCCTGACGTGCTGAAAGACGTGCAGGAAATGCGGGCAATCATGGAAGCGGAGACCCCGGAGGTACAAGCTATCTGGGACGCCTGCGAGGATTGCATGAACGACCAGTTTATCTCTGAGGCTACCGAGAATGGCGTAGCCCGCCGGGAGAAAATGCTGGGTATCACGCCCTTCGCGACCGATACTCTTGACGACCGTAAGCTCCGGCTGCTCAGCCGGTACAACGAAAACATTCCCTACACAAGGAAAAGCCTCGCCGCTCTGCTTGAGTCTCTCTGCGGAGCGGGAGGCTATATTTTGACTATCACGACGGCGACCTTTACCGTCAATGTGAAAGTCGCGCTCGGCGTTAAGAAGCAGGAAACGATTATCTCCGAGACGCTTGAGCGCATTCTGCCGTACAACATGGTCTTTACGGTAGAACTTCTTTATAACACGTGGGCTAAGGTCAAGCCCTATAAATGGAGCGAGGTCAAGCCGCTCACGTGGAAAGATTTGAAGGAGGAGGTACTTACTTAATGGCTACCTACACAGACAACTACAAACTGAAAAAGCCGGCGCCGGAAGACTTCGCGGACATTGCAGACCTCAATGAGAACGCGGATAAAATCGACGCCGCACTCAAGGACAAGGCGGACCTCGACGAGTCCGGCAAGCTGAAAGAGGACCAGCTTCCGAGTCTGTCCTATATCCCGGCTTCACAGAAAGGCACGGCAGGAGGCGTCGCAAGCCTCGGCTCTGACGGTAAGGTCCCTTCGGGACAGCTTCCCGCTATGGACTATATCCCCACTTCTCAAAAGGGCACAGCGAGCGGCGTTGCAAGTCTGGGCTCTGACGGCAAGGTCCCTTCTGGACAGCTTCCTTCGCTCGACTATATTCCTACTTCGCAGAAGGCCGCAGCGAATGGCGTTGCGTCCCTTGACGCGAATAAGAAGGTCCCGGTCGCACAGATTCCCACCCTCAGCTATATCCCTGCCTCTCAGAAAGGCGCGGCAGGCGGTGTAGCTACTCTGGGAAGCGATGGCAAGATTCCTGACTCTCAGCTCGGCACGGTCGGCGTGCCGCCTCAGATTATCGCCACAATTCCGAGCGGCAGCTCTGTTACCTGCAAATGCGGCTCTAAGACCTTGACTGCTACAAGCACCGGCACCGTAACATTCAACCTGACGGGGTACGGTACGTGGGTCGTAACGGCTACAAAGGACGGGCAGACCGCGACTGAGAGCGTTGTCGTGGACGATGTGAAGCAGTACAAAATCTCGCTCTCCTACTTCTCTGCGACGCTGAAAGTAACCTCGGACTCCGGCGCTGTCGTTACCGCCACGAACGGTACGAAGACTTTCTCCGGCACGGTGCCTTCGAGCGGTGTGCTCTCCCTGACGATTACCGCGTCCGGTACCTATACCGTTACCGCTACGAAGAGCGGAGAGACGGCCGACCCCGTGAGCGTGGCAATCACGACCTCCGGGCAGACCTACTCCGTCGAGTGCCTGTTCTTCAACAGCGTGCTCTCTAAGAATACGTGGGCGCAGATTGCTAAGGCCTCTGCTGCAGGCAAGGCTTCTCAGCTCTGGTCTGTCGGCGATACGAAGGACATCACGGTCGGAAGTGAGACCCTGACGCTCGTAATTATGGGCTTCAATCATGACGACCTCGCAAGCGGCGGTAAAGCCGGTATTACGTTCGGCCTGAAAAACCTTATGGCGACTACGCGCCGAATGAATGCCTCGAATACAAATAACGGTGGCTTTACCGGCTCTGAAATGTACTCGTGGCTGCAAAATACGCTTTTGCCGACCCTGCCGTCCGACCTGCAGGCGGTGCTTAAGAGCGTCAACAAGAAGACCTCCGCAGGCAGTCAGAGCTCGACTATCAACACAAACTCGATGAAGCTCTTCCTCTTCTCCGAGATTGAGATTTTCGGCTCGACTACCTACTCGAAAGCCGGTGAGGGCTCGCAGTACAGCTACTTTGCTACCGCCGCGAACAGAATCAAATACCTCTCCAACGGCTCCGGGTCTGCGGGCTGGTGGCGGGAGCGTTCTCCTAGTGGGAGCAACTCCTACGGCTTCTGCTTTGTGAACAGCAACGGCTACGCGGACTATGGCGGCGCCAGCAACGCCTACGGCGTTT